GGAACTCATAATGTGTTTCACCAAAATAAAACCACTCAGCAAGAGCGGTTTTCATCATCATAACACAATGATCCTTGAGCACCTCCGAATTGGGCTTACTCTTCAACATATGACTATAAAGGCAACGAAAAACTGATTTCTCCTCTATCGGGCACATATAGCATTCATATTTTTCACTCCATATGAGCTTCCTCTTCAACAAAGTCGCCTCTTCAAGCTTAATATAGGGCACAGATTCTGAACTTTTATCAGCCATCGTGTACTCCATACCATGCTTAGCCAGAATATCCTGAATACTTGTATGATTGTACTTCTCAAAACCTTCTTTAACAGACATCACGTTATCATCTCCCATGACGAAAATACGCACACAATCATCAAATCTGTGCGCCTTATCATAAAAAGAGTAAAATACGTAACGTTGGTACATCAAATTCACCAAGTTATTCAACCAAACTGTGAGTGGATTTCCAGAAGGATTACTTCCATCAATCTGGATAAAGTCGCCATTCCATTCGTAATTTGGAAAACAGGGTTCCAACATCAAGTTCTGCGCAATAGTTAGCTTTTCATCATCATAACCAGCCAACTTTAACATCTTGCAGGTGACTTCAACAGCACGCACCATCATCTCTGCCAAGATCTTCTTGTCGTACTCCCGATAATCACCAGCAATAATCCGGTCTGTAGAATATTCTGCCAAGTGCTTACCAACTAAAGTCCAATCATAATCATGGACATTAGCACCAGCGAGTGTGTAAAAACCAATATTATTATCAGTCATAAATTTGACTAACATACTGGTATACTCTCGCATAGCAATAAGGTAAGAAACAGGACATCCAGCAAAAATTCTCACTTTCTCTTTCGTGGGAAGAGTTGGTTCATCTTTTGGAGATGCTCTAAAGATGATATTAGAGCGTTCTCCACACTTCGCACAATCAATGATCCTGTCAATATCTTTGATTATACGGTCATCAGGCACAAGTCTAGTAGCTCCGTCAGGAAGAATTTCCTCATTAAACATCTTCTTTTTGGAACAATTGTAAGGATACCCAGCTGAAGTCTGCATCTTAATGCGGTCCACACCAGAAATCTCGGCGACACCATCAATGGCATCTTGCCGAGGAATTGGATGAACAACATCCTGAAATGTCTCGCCTAAAGTACCCCTCCATTTTGAACAAAAGTCCAAAACACTTTGTTCCAGGTCTTTCTGAG